CAGTCTGTTTGCAGACATCATCGACACTCCTGAACAGCGTCAGCAGAAACTACTTCAACAGGGTATGGTTCAAGGCCAATTACTGTCCTCTGGTTTACGCGGGAGAGCGGCAGCATTAGCTCCTTTAGCTCAGATAGGGGGTCAGTTAGGGGTACAGCGTAATGACGCTCTACGGCGAGCTGTTCAGCCTATGATTGGCATTGACCCGCGTAGTACTGGGGAAAAGGTTGCGGCACAAATTCAAGGGCTAGACATGTCTACTCCTGAAGGCATGCTACAAGCCGCCCAGGCTCTTCAGTCTATTGACCCTGTTAGGGCTGCCGCACTGCGTCAAGCTGCATCTCAGCAAACAATTGCAAACCAAGATCGTGAAAGGCAAATGCGGCGTGAAGATGTTCTTGATGAGCAACGAGCAGCAGAAGCCCAAAGAGCAGCAGCTAGACTTCCTTTTGAAATAGCTCAAAGTGCAGAAGCGTTGCAAGCATCTGTTGAAGGTAGGCAGGAAAGGTCTGACAGATTTGAGTTATTCCAACAAGAAAACGATTTAAGAATGCAGAACCTTCGTGATACCAACTTGAGTGCGGCAAAACGAAGAGAGCAAGAAGAACAATTGCAAGCTAATAAAACAGAGTTTGAGCAAAGCATTGCCGGAACATTTGGAGATTCAGAGCTAGAGCAAGCTATGTCTAAGGCTGTTAGCGGAGGTTTGTTTACTGTTGATACATTGCAACAGTTAGCTACTACCCCTGTTACAGATTATACTCTTGGCACAGCCCAATACAGAGAAGGCGATAAGCTTGTTAACTACAATGTAGCTAGAAACAAAAACGACCCAACCCAAGTATTGAAACTAGAAAGGGCAACTAATCAACCCGCAGAGCCAGAGCTAACAAGAATTCCTGCCTTAACAAAAGATCAGCAAGAACAATACGAAAAATTTGTTGAAGAAAATCCTGCTCTTAATGACCTTGTTCAAGGAAGAAGGGGAATAATCTTTAGAGGTGATCCTGTTATTGCCAAGCAAGGTTTGATTAATATGCTTCAAGCACTTCAGGTTCGTGACGGCAAAACCCTACAAGAAGCAGCAAACATTATTAACAGGTCTTCTTTAGATGACATTCAAGCGGGTGTTGTTAGGTCTGACCTTTTAACAGCGGCAGATGACGCGATACTATCAGACCCCGCGTTTTCTGGTTTTTCTGTAGGCACATCACCTGCACAAACAGAACAGCAACCCGTTCCACAAGCATCACAACAAATGCCGAACATAGATGTTAATACACAACTAAGATCACAGCCCTTCAATGTTGCTGAAGCAGGTCGTCCTACTGCAAATGTACCAACTATGGGTACTGGCGGGGCAACACCGTCTCCTTCTTACGAAGCAAGAGTTGTAGATGCGCAGCAGGGTATTCAACAAGGACGATTTTCTCCAGAAAGATTAAAGGTAATACACAATCAATTTGTTGAGCAACAACGCGAGGAAATCAGACAAGCGTCTGCTGAATTGCGATACCTGGAAGGCGCAAAAGGAATTGGGAAAGAACAAAAAGATGCTCGTAAAGCCAGAGAACGACAAAGAATTGCTAATGCTCAACAGCAATTAGCTTTATATCCAAGAGCTGCTTCAGTTAATTCATAGGGTTTTGCTATGCCAACCACGCCAGTTACCACACCTTCTGGAGAAGTGATTCAAGTTAATCATCCGGATGGAGCATCTCAAGCAGACATTCTTAAATTTGCTGCTGCATCTGTTGGTATTCAGCCTACAGCAAGACCTGTTATGCAAAGAAATCCACAAGAAAGAATGGATGACATCTCTGCGTTTGATAGGTTTGCGTATGAGTTTGCTGCTTCCCCTAATCTTACAGGAAACCTGGCAGTACTAGCAGAAGCGGCGCTGCCTTTAGGTTTTTTTGGAGACCCATCAGGCGAGGGGAATGGTTTTTATACCTCTCCAAGCGAAGCCTATGGGGAAGATTATGACGAGTTATCTTTTGACGAAAGAAGACAAAGGATCAACGAATACAAAGAACGTGTTCGTCAAAACAAATTCCCAGAATTATCAAGGCTTGCCGAGCAAGGTGCTGACACTGGCGCTGCCGGAATGGTTGGTGCGTTTGCTAAAGGTGTAGCTGACCCTTCAATTTTTGCTCCTGTTGGCAAAGGCATTGGCAAGGTTGCAGCTATTAGCGGCATTCTAGGTGGCAGCTATGAGGCTACAAGAGGTCTAGCTGAAGAGGGCAGAATAGACCCAATGATGACTGCCACAGCTACCGCGGGTGGTGCTGTATTAGGAGCAGGAGCTGACAAGCTTATTCGATCTATCGCTCCTAATTACAATAGGCTTAAAGCTGCTGCACAAGCCAAAAGAACAGAGAGAGATACTCTATCTGCCAATATTAAAATGGACGAAATCAACTCTAAAATTATAGAGATGAAAGCAGACGGATTAGATGTAGAGAATCCGGTAATGGCTGCAATGCAAAGATTAAATATTGAGCCAAAAGAAGCAGTAAAAATTGCTACAAACGCTACTGAAGCTTTTGATATACCTCCTACAGAAATAGCCAGAGCAGTAAAAGAATATAGAGAAGTCTTAGATAGAGCAGCAGTTCCTTCTGGATTCGCAGCAGACTTTATAGGGGTTGTTTCTACGCAGATTAAAAAGATTAACCCACAGCTGTATAAGTACATGCAAGAATTTGAGCTTGCTAAAATGTCTCGAGTTGCCTCTCACATGAGGCAGATACAAGGGTTTGAAAAGCTTGAAGGCGCATTACCCGCAGCTGAACGAGATAAGTTTGCTTTGTTTTTAAACAATCAAGAAATGGATTCGGCTATAGAGCTGTTAAAAAACTACGGCATTAACCAGGTAAAAACAGGAACTCTTGGAAACCGGAAGGTTAGAAGCGTAGACGAAGTAATGGACGGCGTAAGAGCTGTTCTTGACGATATACATGCATCAAGACTGACGGTAGACCCTAAAGCAAAAAAGCTAGACAACTTCTTCCCGCGTTTTAACAACGATGTAGACGCAACCAGAAGAGCGTTAGGGTTAACGGCAAAGCAAGACTCTCGCTTACAAAAAATGCTTGAAGCTAAAGCCAAGTCTTTAAAGAACAAAACTGTTAATGACCTAACACAGGCTCAAAAGACTTCTGTCATGGACGACTTCTTGCGCAATGACAGATCTATACTCGGCGGAAAATCTATACCGTCACAATACAAAGCTAGAACTATTGCGCAGCTAGATAGTGATTTAATTAAGTATTACGACAGACCATTAGACGCGTTAACAAAATACATTACGCGGATGACGGACGATACTGAAATGCGTAGAGTGTTTAACAACAAGCTTGCTGTAGTTAGTGATGAAGGTGAGTTAAACATTGATGAAAGCATAGGATCATATGTAGCCAGGTTAAAAGACGAAGGAGCAATAGATGACACTGGCGCAGACGAGCTTCAGAAGTACATGTCTGCACGTTTTATCAACGGCAACCAAAGCATGAATAAAGTTTTAACCGCAATGAAGAATGTAAGCAACATGATTCTTCTCGGCAACCCTATCTCAGCAACAACTCAATTAGGAGACTTGTTTGTAGCTGCTCATAGATACGGAATACAAAACACTCTGTCCTCTATTCTTGACAGCATTGCCAGTAAAACACAAATAAATTCTTTATCGCTTGGCATAACAAAGATAATGGCAGAGGAAGCATCTGATGCTACTGGATTAGCAAAGCTTTTAGATGGCGCTTTAACTTATTCAGGCTTTAGAAAGATGGATCAGATCGGCAAGGATGTAGCTTTAGAAGCTGCGTTCAAGATGAATAAGAACCTGGTTAAGTCAGACAAAGGCATTCAAAAGTTACGCGAGAAATGGGGCGATGTATATGGAGTAGAGTTTGACTCCCTTGTTGCAGACCTAAAGGCAGGAGCGGTTACGGATAATGTAAAGCTTCTAATGTTTAGTGAGCTATCAGGACATCAGCCAATATCTTTACTTGAAATGCCGCTCAAATACTTGCAAGTTCCGAATGGGAGAGTGTTCTATAACCTAAAAAGCTTTGGTCTTAAGCAGCTAGACATGCTAAGAAATAGCGTAGGATCAGAGCTACAAAAAGGCAACTATGGACAAGCGGCAAAACTAGCAACCTCGTACCTTGGCATTGTTACAATGGGTGGCGCTACCGTTCAAGAGGCAAAGAACTGGATGCAGGGAAGAGGGTTTGATATTACGCGAGTGCCAGATAATTTTGTAGATCAGCTTATGATGACAGCTATGACCTCGCGTTATGCTGTAGAAAACAAGCTAGGCAGTGGAGATTATATGGGCTTGCTTATCGAGTCAGCCTCCCCTCCCACAACAGCTTTAAGCAATATAACTAAAGATGTTGTAGGAGCAATAAAAGGAGTTTATTCTGGAGAGGGAGTCCCGACTAAGTCAGCAAGAAGTGTTCCGTTAATCGGCAGAGCTTACTACAATCTCGTTGGTGGTGGAGCAGAAGAGTTCCTAGAAAGACGCGAAGACTAAACCCTCGGTAAACGCCTCTCCTCCATTGTGGGGAGGGGCTTTTCTTTTAGCTCCTGCTCTATCAAGAACTCACAAAACTGCTTGATCTTTCTCAGGTCTTCAACCCCGCCCTTCTGTCGCCATCTTGAGATGTATTTAACTATAGCCCCCTCACAGAAGCCTAAGTTGTTAGCCAAGATGTACTCGATAGGCTGTATCTTTAAGTCTTGATAGTGACTTCCTGCTACCTGATAGTCTGTTGCTTTCAATGCAATTCCCTCTCGTAAGATTCTATCTGTTCACGGTACGATTGATTAACATGAATTTGAAAGCTGTCTTGAATTGCGTCAGTGCTGTTAATGAAGTTAAGCATATCCTCTAGCATCATCCCGGCTGTTCCTGCCATGTTCCTATCAACCTCATCATCGCATTCAAGTAACTCTGCAAGCCAATCAAAGACATCCTCTACATTCTGTAGCTCTAGTTCAATTCCGTCTTTCGTAATAGCCTTAACTCCTTTTCCCGCGTAACTCATATCTTGTCTCCTTGTTGGTTTAGTTTAAAGCGGGTGATGTGTAGCCATAGCTCTTCAGGGCTATTAAGCTGCGACTGCTCAACGCACATACCATCCGTATAAACTTTAGTCTTAGGGTTAATAAACTTCGTACACTTGTCGGCAAATTCTGTCTTGCGAATCCAACCAACCACACACATAGTGTTCTGGTCTATCTCTGTACACAGGACGGCGATAGGGGCTTTGAATGCCTCAACGCTTTTAAACAGCAAGACTCCGTTTGGGTACTTGGTAGTTTTAACATCAACCCCTATGTCGCCAAAGAACATATCCACTCCCGCGTCTACTCCAAAATCAAACGGGCTGAAGTCTGCCTGGTAAACTTTAGATACTGCTAACTCACCTTTAATACCAATCAAGTCTACCTCTTCATCTGTACTAGACTTGTCTTTACGTTGGTTAACTACACCAGAAGCCCTAGATAACATGGAGCGACCATTCGCTGCGCGTTGACAGTCAAACAATTCTTTCTTGCTGAGTTTAACTTCTAACACAAGTTCGGTCTCCAGTCAGTAATATAATAATTTGACTTCCCAAGATTGCAGTCTTCGCACAAAATTTGCAGATTATCTGCTTGCAACTCTAAATGAGGGTGTGTGCTTCTTGGTTTTATGTGGTCAACATGTACAA